CCCCGCCGCGGCCCCCCCGGCGGCAACCCCCCCGAGGACCGGGGCGCCCGCCGCTGCCCGATCCTCCGGGCTCGCCCCACGGATCATGCTGCGGTGCGTCCAATGCCGCCGACGGCGCCCACCCGCCCCCACCAGCACCAGACGCAGCACCCGAGCCGAAGCCGCCCGCGCTCGCGGGCTGGGGCTGGTTGCGGGTGACCTGTGCGCGTGCGCGGCGCAGGGAGGGGCCGACCTCGTCGACCTGCAACTCAACGACCGTGCGGCGCTCGCCCTGCGGGGTGTCATACGAGCGCTGGGTGAGGTGACCCTGAACGATGACGCGCATCCCCTTACGCAGCGACTCGGCGACGTTCTCAGCGGTCTCGCGCCACACAGAGCAGCGCATGAAAAGGGTGTCGCCGTCGCGCCACTCACCAGCGTTACGGTCGTAGGTTCTAGGTGTCGACGCGACGGTAAAGTCGGCGACCGCAGCGCCGGACTGCGTCCAACGCAGTTCGGGGTCAGCAGTCAGGTTACCGATGACAGTGACAACGGTTTCACCAGCCATTACTTGCTCTCTTTCTTCTCAGTGTCCACATACACGCGGACGCAGACCTCATACATCGGGATGTTCAAGTGCTTCCCCGCTAGGCGATCTGCGATCACCGTGTGCGGGCCGTCGAGGAACCGATCCGAGTCGTCAGGCAGGAGCCCGGCGTCGATCAGTCCATCCATGAGTGCCTTTACCGTCGGCGCGAGATTGCTGCGGTCACGCCGACGACGATCCGGATATGCGAACTCCATCTCGACCCGAGCATGCTGCAGCCCGAGGCGTGCGACGCCCGCGCCCTCTCGCCCCAGCAAGTAGCCCCACTGGCGTAGCTGCTTCGTGAGCCGCGAGCGCGCGGCCCAGTGCATCTTGTCGTTTGCGCTCAGCAGCTTGCTGCGGGTCAGCGGTATGCTCCGCGATTCCCAGACGAGCGTCCAGTTCATCCCAAGTCCTCCTCCGTCAGTTCCTCGCCCGGCCTCGTGTACCAGGCTGTGAAGTCCTCCGGGATGCGGTTCGACAGACGCATACTGCCCGGGCGAGCGACGATCATGTCCCCCTCAAGCGCCCAGATCGTGTAGGTGTGTTCGACGAGCATCACCCGCCCGTCCGGCGTGAAGCCGCAGCGCTTGCGCGCGCGGCGGGCGATCGTCTCCGCGTTCTCACGAGTCAGCCGGACCGCGCGGACGAGCGCGCGCTCCTGAAACTCCTCGACACCTGGGATGTCCTTCAGTGGGTCGATGCCGGTCATGCTGCCTCCTCAATGGCGATCCTGGTGAGCTGGTAGATAGCTGCGGCGCCCTGCTGCGGGACGACGCCATTCCCGAGGAGTCGGAGCTGCTGCTCGCGCGTCAGCCCCAGATTCTCGCCGGTCACATGCCCTTCGGGCAATCCCATGAGCCACTCGACAAACTTCGTTGAGAGGCGTGCTCGCCCCCCCTCGCGAGTCGGTGGGACAGTCGGCGCTGGAGCCGGACGACCGAGCTCCTTCTCCCAGCGCGCGATCGCTGGCGCGTACATCCCAAAGTCGGTGTACTCAAGGCGCGTCGCGAGCTTCGTCGCTTTCTCAGGTGGGCGCCCGCTCGTCCGAGGAAGGCCCATAATTGCATCCGACGCAGACGGGGTCGGAAGCAGCTCGCGCGCCACCTCGTGCAGATTCGCCCCGTAGCCGGTTGAGGACGCCGTTGCGTTCGTCGCCTGCGGCGTCGGCAGGAGACCTCCCGTTGCCAGCAGGCCATGCTCGACGAAGATCGCTAGGTCTGTGACCTGTGCGCGGCCTGGCTTCTTACGGAGGTGCGCCTCGGGCGAATTGCCCGAGGGCTGCGCGACCGGCGTCGGCAGCATCTTCACCGCCTGCGACAGGCTCATGCCCGTCCCGTCCTGATGACGGCCGGCCTTGTGGTCCGACGCAGTCGGCGTCGGGATCAGGGCACCAGGTGCTCGATCTGATCTGCGAGACTCACCGAGTGCCCCCCGGCCCGCCGCTTCTCCGGCTCCTGCGATCCCCCGCAGCTGCCAAGGTTCGCCTGCGGGGTGGCCAGTAAGGAAAAAACGCTCTCGCTGGTGAGGGGCACCGACGTCGGAAGCGCGGACAACACACCATTGCGCGTCATACCCGACGGAGGCCAGGTCTCCGACCACACGGCCGGCCGCGCGGAGAAGAGGTCCATCTGCTCGGTTTCCCAGCAGTCCCTTCTCTGATTCCACCAGACTAAATGCTCCACTTGTTAATGCTCCTCGCACGTTTTCCCACACGACTAGACGCGGGCGCAGCGTCTTGATTGCCTCGAACATCGACTCCCACAGGCCCGATCTCGTCCCCGAGGCCATGCCCGCACGGCGACCAGCGAGGCTCAGATCCTGACAGGGAGAGCCACCGCAGATGACGTCGACCGGCTCAACTTCCGACCAATCAACCTGCGTGATGTCGCCCAGGTTCGTGACACCCGGCCACCGCACCTCAGCTAGACGGCACGGCCCCGGCTCGACGTCGCTCGTCCAAGCGACGCGCGCATCCGGATCAAGCGCCATGCGAACAGCCATATCCAGCCCGCCATAGCCAGTAAAGAGACTTCCGATAGTCGTCATTCTGCGGCCCCGTCTCTGTCCCATATCCTGTAATAGCGGTTCTCGAACTCAGCCTCACCGCGCGGGTTTGCGATCTCCAAGAGCACATCTGCATGGCAAGGCTGATCGAGCTTGCACCAGCAAGCCAGATCCAAGCCCCACAGATTCCGGGCTGCGCACGACGCTACGAACCGGCCTTCTCGCGTCTGCTCGATCCACTCGCGATACCGAGCGACAGCCTCATCCGCCGACGCGACAACCAGCTCGCCGCCCTCCTCAAGCTCACGCGCTGACCGTGCGACCCTAAACGGATTGCCGTATAGGCTTCCTCGCCCTACATACTTCGTGTGCGCCGGCATCTTCCAGCCGCGAGCGCGGCGGCGCTGGATCCTGATCGGGAGCCTCATCGCTGCTCCTCAGCCCAGACGCCGACCTCCACGAGCTCGGCAGGCGTGTAGCCGCGCTCGCGGGTGAAGCTGATGACGGTTTGTGCGCAGGCTTTGTGGGTGAACGCTTCAATTGCGGTGGCTTCGTTTTCGGCGTCGACGGTGATTCGGACGTTTGAGCCTTTCGGCGCGAGCTGTGTGCGGCAGACGGGGCAGCGGCGGAAGGCGTGGACGGTGCGCACTGGCTTGATCTCGATCACTTGGCGTCTCCCTCGACATCTGTCAGGTCGTAGATGTGGACCCCGCACGCGGGGCAGCGTCGCAGCGTGTGCGGAGGGCACGGCTCCTCGACGGCGTCGTCCGGCTTCGAGACCTTGCCCGTGACCTTGACGAGCCGGAGCGCGTGCAGGACCGAGGGGGAGGGGCCGGAGCGGATGACGAGGCCGCGGCGTTCTGCTTCCTCGACGAACGCGGCGCAGGCCGTCGCGACGATATGAGGCATGGGGAGATGCTGGTCGGCAATTTCCCACTCGATACTGAGGAGTCCGGCGCCGCTCATTCCCCGGCCTCCTCGGGTGTGATCGGTGTGCCCTGTGAGACGTTGACTAGGGCGTCGATTGGTTCGCCGATTGCTAGGCGGATTTCGCTGGCTTCGTCGGGTGTGCCGGCGTACCTGGCGGCGACGTAGCTTGCTACGTCGGCGAGGTCCGAAGCTGCGACGGCGATCGCGTCCTGCAGCTCATCGACACGGTCGAGCAGGTACGCCATATCCACTGCTGCGTTCTGGTCGAAGGCAGCGACAGCGTCTGTGTAGGCCTTCGCGATCGCGGTGCGGTCTGCGCCTGCGTAGCTGCGCCCAGCGAACGCCACGGCGTTCAGCCTGTCCTTGATCTCGTTGATGGTGGTCATTGGTGGTCCTTCTCTAGGGGTGTTTTGCCCTGTGCGCTCTGGGCGCGGGCTTCGTGCCCGCCCGGGACTCGCACCCGGGTGTCTGCTGGTCGGGCTGCGCGATCTCTTTACCTGCCCCGCCTGTTTTTTCTTGGTTTGCGGGTGGCCTCCCCGTTGGCCGCGCTCATCGGGGAGTGTGCCTTACTCGTCGATGTAGTCGCCCTCACCGACGTTGAGGCGCTCGGATGCTTCCTGGAGCTTGCCGACGATCTCGACATACAGGTCGCGCTTCTTGTCGATCGCTTCACGAGCGAGGCGGCGGGCCGTGAGGTCGTTGATCTGCTTCGTGACCTCAAGATCCTCATCAGCGGAGAGGACCGTCTCCTGTGCGTCGTCTCGCAGAGCCTGCACCTGGAGCGCGTCGAGATAGACCGCGATGTATCGACCTTTCACAGCTCCTCCTCCATCGCTGCGACGACCTCGTCAGAGGCCTTGATAGCGTCGGCCATTCGAGCGGTTGCCTGGGCGAGCGAGAAAGTGCTCCGCATCCCCTGATTGGTTTTTTCAACCATGATCTCGAGCGTCAGAGCGCCCGCGACTTTGATGTACGAGTCTGCGAGCGCGCGAGACCCTCGGTTGGTGGTACCGCCGATCTCTGCTGCCTTGTCTGCGAGCAGGGCCTTGAGAGCCTGGCGTCCGGCCTGCTCTGCGAGGAGGACCGCTGCGATAGCCGCGTCCGTCTGGTCTAGCTCGACTTTGATCTTCTTCTTGAGGTTCACAGTTCTTCTCCTTGTTTAGTTATGGGTGTTAGAGATGTCCGGCATGCCGGGCACCGTCGCGTTGATCCGCTTTGCTATGGCTTCGCGCGCGTCGTCTGCGGCCAAGGCAGCGTCTAGCGCGTTAATGATCTTCGACATCATTTCGTGCTCGTGGCTGAGCACTTGCTTTGCGGCACGAATAGCCACATCGGTGTGGAGCGAGGCGACCTCATCGCAGTCGACCTCAGCGGCGATGCGCTCATCCTTGAGGAAGTTGCGCAGCCACCCGATTTCGTCGAGCTCGAGGGTGAGTGTCATCGGGTTTGTGAGGTGCTTTGCGTTCATCAGGCGGTCTCCTCTTCGGGCTTACGGCCTTCAAGCAGGCGGAGGATGACGAGGCCAACGCCGATACCGAAGGCGATGATCCCGACTGCGAGGACGATCCCGTCAGTGGTCGCGCCCGTCTTAGCGAGGCGCTCCTGCGGGGCCGGAGCAGTAGCCGGCGCGGGTGCCGGCTGCGTCTGCTCGACTGTGGGAGTCGAGGTCGGTTCAGGCTTCGGCGACGGCTTCACAGTGTCTGGCGTCGGCACGGTCGTAGGAGTAGGCGTCGGGGTCGGCGAGGACTGCGGCTCATCCGAGGGAGTCGGAACCGGGGTCGGCTTCGGCGAAGGCTTCGGGAGAGGAGACGGGACCGGCGCAGGCGTCGGCATGCTCGGGTCAGGCGTGGGGACCGGCACGGGCTGCGGCTTGGTCTTACCGTCGCCGTCGGTACCGCCCGAGGCCTTAATCGTCGCGGTCGCCTCAAGGCTTGTGCCATTGATCGTCGCGCGGTTGGTGTAGGCGTTCTGACCCTCGACGTGAGGGGTCGCCGCCGGGTAGACGACGCAGACCAGCGATCCGGCGGGCGGCGTGAATGTCAGCGTATGCGCGGACTCGTCGAGAGACCCGTCGGTCCAGGTCGTAGTCGCCGGATCCCAGGTCGGGCCGGACGAACACTTCACGGCCTTCGGGAGAGCGTTCGTCTCGTCCGTCAGCGTGTAGGTCTTGCCAGCCTCTACAGCCCACTTGATGCCCCAGCCGATTGACTGGTCCGCGTTGGTCCATCCGAACTTAATCGTCTCGGGAGCCGCGTACTCGAAGTGCGCGGGCGTCGAACAGTCGTTCGTGCAGGTGCCCGAGCCGTCACGGTCGCCCCAGACGAGCGTGCGCGTGACTTTGCCGTTCACGACGATCTGCGTGTCCTCGGTGCCTACTGCGGCGTCCGAGAGACGCGCGCGGGCGTGGAAGCTGCCTGTCACGTCGGTCTTGTCCGCGTAGGACGCGGGGACTTCGTCAACCGTGCATGTTAGCGTCGCCTCGTTGGCCTCGCAGTCGCCGATCTTGGTCCCGTCGTCGAGGACGAAGGGAAAGCCGGCATACCACTTGAAGCCGCCGTCCTTGCTGGCAACGGTGAAGTGCTGGCCGACCGCGAGCTTCGGCGCGGTCCAGGTTCCCTCGACGGTGACCTCACTCGAGGTCTGGCGGGAGGACGAGGTGGCCTTGGTGACCTGCGCGGTCATAGTCGGCGCGGCCTCGTCGGCGGCATATGCGGCGCCGTAGGGCAGCGCGAGCGCTGCGAGGGTGAGGGCAGCTCCAGCGGCCCAGATCTTCTGGAGTTTCATCGGTTGGTCTCCTTGTTGGTTTTGCGGATTGACGGGTAATAGGTGAGTCCGCGCGTCGCGCGGCGCTGGGAGTCGTGAGCTTCAGTTGGGAAAGCAAGTGCTCGCTGCCTTGCCTGCCGCACGATCTCTCGTGCGGCCTTGTCGTGGCATGGACGGTCGTCAGGCACTTCGAGTCGGAGTTGCTGAGGCGTCGGCATCAGGCTCGCGCCTCCACGCTCGGCTCATCGAGCCTGAGCACTTCGAGGGTCACGTGGATCTGCTGACGGTCGAGATCGACCGCGATCTTCGGCGTATCGAGCGCGAAGCAGTTATTCAGCTCGGCCTCGATGATGACGTCCTGCGTCGCGAGGCAGATCAGGTGAGGCAGCGGAGCTTCGCCGTCCACGTCGTAGTACCCGAAGTCCACATGCCGCTCGAGTAGCGTCGTGCCCTTCGCGCGTGCCTTCGATGCGGAGCGCTGCATGCGAGCGGCGATCTCCTCGATGGAAGCCGCGCGCGATGCCCCTCGGACTGCGATCCAGGTGAGCAGGCCGCAGCCGACGAAGAGGAGGACCACGACAACGAAGATGGCCGAGGCACTCACAGTCTGCCCGCCTTCCAGTCCGCGCGGATCAAACAGACCGCGAGCGCAAGGAGTCCGAGGGCGGGCCAGAAGGTCCACTCGGGGAGGCCGTCGGGGTTGTCGAGGCCTCGCATCGCGAAACCGAGTGTGAGAGCGGCGGCAAGTGAGCCGCCTGCGATGAGGGTTCGCCAGGGCCGCAGGTGGCGGCGGCGTGTGGTAGTCTGATTCATGGAATCTTCCTTCTCTAGGGGTTCTGCTCGCTCCCAGCGCTTCTACCGCTGGGCGCTCTTCTTTTCGGTGGTGCCGGCGCCGAGGCTCTGGCACTGGTGGTTGCGGTCGTCTCCGGTGCCGTGGGAG